CCTTCGCGCTTTCTGCCTATGAAGGCCCCATTGATCTTGGGACGGATGCAAACGGCGTGTACGAATATTCCCTTGAATTTGATTTTTACGTTAAAAAGGAGTGATTATAAATGGCGGGTACTGTTTATCCTGTAAATGCAAACAGCATTAAGGTAAAAAAGCATTCCGGCGCAACTGCTGGCGAATATGCCACGATTGCGGATATGGAATCTGCTTCTATCGCGGTTGACACTGGCGTAGAAACTTGGTACGGCCTTGCGGAAGGTGGCTGGCAAAAGGCCCTTGCCACTTCTAAGGCCCTTACTGTAGATATGGCGGGCAAGCGTTCCTATGGTGACACTGGCAACGATCTCATTGCGAGCATGTGGAATACGAATGGCGTTGATGCGCTGGCGGATGTGGAAATTTCCCTGCCCGATGGCGCGAAGCTGACCTTTACTGCTGTCGTTCAGGTTACCAATATTTGGGGCGGCGATTCCACGGCGGTTGGCGTGCTGGAATTTAGCCTTATCTGTGACGGCAAGCCGGAATACACGGAAGGAACTTAATTTAAAGGGGGAGCAATCCCCCTTTTTTCTTTAATTAAAGGCGAAAGGAAGAAAAAATAAATGATGATTAAGGACAGCAATGTAATTCTTTTCAATGATGGCGCATTCCCCCAAATCCGCGTAACTGTGCGCAAGGGCGAAGAACGCCTTTATGACATTGATGACAGACGAAAGACCATGAAGCAAGTACAAACCATTCTTGAGGATTCTGAAATTGCCGAAAAGGATGAAGCTATCCTTGCTATTGTTCTTGGCGAAAAGGCCGCAAAGGAAATTATTGATTCTGATATTTCCATGAAGGACTTTAACTACCTTGTGAAACAGATTATGGCCATTATTACGGGCGAAACCGTGGAGCAGTTGGAGGCCAACGCAAAAAACGCATAAATGAGCCGTGTTTTTACGATGAGGACTTTGACTGGCCCTTGATCGTTGCTTCTTTTGCGAAGCAATATGGAATACGGCTTGAAAAAGAAGATCTTTCCTATAGGGAGTACATACGGCTTCTATCCGGGATCATGTACGAAACGCCATTAGGCGAAGTGGTACGAATAAGATCTGAAACGGATATGAAAACCATTCGGGAAATGACCGCGCACGAAAAGCGGATTCGTTCGGAATGGCAAGCCTTTAAAAATAAAAAACGGGCCAAAGAATCCAGCCGCCTTGAAGAGGACGGCATGAAGGCTTTTGCGGCCTTTGCTAAATCTTTTTGGGGGTGATGATAAATGCCCGGTGGCCAAAGTGTTGGCGCAATCTATGTTGATGCGATCCTTAACAACAAAGGCTTTAAATCTCAAGTAAATAGTACAGTCAAGGGCGCGGAAAGTGCCTTTGCAAGCAGCTTTAAAAAGGTAGGGGCCGCCATTGGTGCGGCCCTTTCCGTTGCTGCTGTGACCGCCTTCGGGAAATCTTGCGTTCAAGCTGCAATGCAAGCCGAAAGCGCGTTTATGGGCTTGGAATCCATTCTTTCCAGCCAAAATAAAAGCTTTTCGCAAGCCGAAAAGTTCTTGCAGGAATATACAAAAGATGGCCTTATCCCGCTAACCGCTGCGGCGAATGCTTATAAAACATTTGCTTCCGCTGGCTTTGACACGAAGCAAATTGAGGATATGATGCGCGCCACAAAGGACATGGCAACGTATGGCCGCCAATCTCATTATGACATGGGCGGCGCGTTGGAAGCCTTCGCGCAGGGTGTCAAAAATGAAGAATCGGCCCTTACGGATGCGGCTGGTATGACTACCAACCTATCTGTGATCTATGAGCAATACGCGGCAAGCATTGGCAAAACGGCGGCTACTTTGTCGGAAGCCGAAAAGAATCAGGCCATTTATACTGCAACAATGCAGGAATGGACGGCGGTTTCCGGGGATGCTGCTAAAATGTCTAACACATTTCAAGGGCGGCTTGCGGCCTTGAAATCGACCTTATCCAGCATAAAAACAGAAATCGGCAACGTTATAATCCCAATCCTTGATTTGTTCATGCCCGCCTTGCAAGCGGCGGCAAATGCCGTTTTAAAGTTTGTCCAACGAATCAAAGAATTGCTTGCCGTCTTTGGGCTTGAAATGAAAACCATAGGCGGGGACAGCGGCGCGGCTGCAATCGCTGACGGCTACAGCGCGGCAGCGGGATCCGCTGGGGCTGCTGCCGATGCAATCAAGGGGACAGGGGACGCGGCGAAGAGTGCGGCAAAGGCCGTAAAACGCGCCCTTGCGCCTTATGATGAATTAAACAAACTGACTTTCGGCGGGAGTGCAAGCGGATCTTCTGGGGGCGGTTCTGGCGGTTCTGGCGGCGGAGCAAGCACAGGCGGGGATGTTACTGCATCCGTAACAAAGAAGGAAACAGGCGTTGATAGTGCTGTTTCCGGCATGTCTGAAACGCTTAAAAAGTTTGTTGAACCGCTCAAAAACATTTCTTTTGATAACCTGATTAACGCCTTTAAGTCTTTGAAGGACAGCGCGGCGGCATTGGGTGGCACAATTTGGGACGGCTTGAAATGGGCCTATTTCAATCTTCTGGTTCCCCTTGCGGAATGGACAATTGAGGATCTTTTGCCCGCCTTCTTGTATGCGCTGGAAGGTGCGCTTGATGCCGTGAATGGGATTTTAAAAGAGGTTTCCCCCGCTCTGGAATGGCTTTGGGACGAGATTTTGAAGCCCATTGCAAAATGGACTGGCGGGGCTATCGTTGATATCCTTCACGGGATCGGTGATGCCTTGAAATGGGTTGGAGATAATGCAAACATTGTTGTTCCCGCTCTTGTTGGTGTGGCTGGTGCTGTCGGGGCTGTAAAGGGCCTTGAAATCGCAGCAAGCGTTATTCAGTTTGTTAAGTATGCGGGGGCCTTGTCTGGGGCTACAAGCATATGGGGCAAAATCGGCGCAACGTTTGCGCAGCTTTGGACATATTTTAAAGAAACAAAAGTATGGACGGCTATAACTGGCGCATTTACGGGCCTTTCTGGTGCGGCTACGGCCCTAGCTGGCGCGCTGGGTATTTCTGCTGGCGCATTGGCTGGCATTGTGGCCGCTGTGGCCGCTGCTGCCGTTGGTGTTTACCTTCTTATTAAAAATTGGGACGAGGTTGTAGCGTGGTTTAAAGAACTTCCCGCAAAAATCTCCGCTGCATGGAATGCCGGAAAAGCTGCTGTAAAAAAAGCGTGGGATAACCTTGTCGGAATGGTCAAAGACAAAACGGCCAACATGCGAGCGAAAGTGGCTACAAAGTGGAATGATATTAAAAACGCTTGGAATAGTGCAGTAAATAATATCAAGGACAAAACCGCCAATATGAAAGCCAAAGTGGCCACAAGTTGGAACAATCTTAAAGGCGCGTGGAACAATACCACGAAAAACATCAAAGACAAAACTGCATCCATGAAAGCAAAGATTGGCACAACTTGGAGCAGCCTTAAGAACAAGTGGAACAGCCTTATTTCGAATTTTAGGGATAAAACGGTTACTGTTTCCCTTAAAATCAAATCCGTTATTTCGGATATGAAGTCTTGGGTGAACAACAATGTAATCAAGAAAATCAATAAGTATGTTCCATTTGTGAATATTCCCTATCTTGCACAGGGCGGTTGGCTGCCCGCTGGTTCCCCGCGCCTTGCTGTGGTTGGCGATAACCGCAGGGAAGGCGAAATTGTAGCCCCGGAAAGCAAGATCCGGGAGCAAGTTAAACAGGCAATCACGGAGCTTAACGGGGGCGGCATTGGCGGAACTTTACGGCTGGAAATCGCCATGCCGGATGGCCGCTTGCTTATCAAGGAAATTAACCGCGCCCAAATGGCGGCGGGGAAAGTTCTACTTATTAACTAACGGGGGTGTGCTATGGCTACGAAATACGAAATTGTTGTGGATGGTGTAACGATCCCCGTTGACGGTCTGGGCTGGGAATACCCCCAGACCGATGGGGAGGGCAGCGGCGCAACGGAAGGAAATGTAATGATTCGGGATGTTCTCCCGGAACGAATGAAAATTACATGCTCCTTTGAGATCATGGACGAAGCCCGCGCGGCCCAGCTTTTGCAAATCCGCGCAAAGGCGGAATGCTTTGTGAACTTCTACGATCTTCGGAGCCGGGGGCGGCGAACGCTGCAAATGTACCCGGTGTCCGATGAGATCAAGGCTAAAATGTTGACTAACGGCACATTTTATGTAGAACCGTTTGAACTGCGGTTTATTCAAACTGTGCCTACTTAAAGGAGGGCTTTATGTATAACGTAACGGACAAATATAAAAGCTTTATTTCGTCCAGCATCGTGCGGAAGGCCCATTCTAAAATTATTGTTGATGGCGTGGAATACGGCGGGGATGTTCTTAAAACATTCCCGTCTATTTCTTGTAAGGCTGAATTTTTGGGCAGCTTCCCGGCTGCAATGTGTTCCTTTGAGATCTACAAGCGGCCCGGCCTTGACCTTGTAGGAAAAGAATTTGAAGTTTACAGGGGGTTGGAAATTGAAGGGGGCATTGAATGGATCCCGATGGGCCTTTTTACCGCTGCCAAAGACGGCGTTAAAACTTCCGATTCTGGGGATAGCATTGCAATAACCGCCTATGACCGGGCGGCCCGCTTTGATGTGGAATATACGGCCCTTGAGATCGAATACCCTACCACAATCGGCGCATGGGTGCAGGAATTGGCCTTCCGGCGTGGGGTGAACGTTGCCACAACGCCTTTTCCTTGCTGTGATATCCTCCTTGATGCCGCGCCCAACATTCCCACGGGAACCACGGAACGCGAAGTAATCCGGCAAATTGCGGAGGTTGGCGGCGCGAATGCCACCATTGACCGGGCCGGGGAATTGCTTATCCGGCAGCCCGTGGAAACGGCGGAGCGGATCCCGAAGCGCAAATATACGGGGCTTACCAAAGAGGCCCTTTTCGGCGGGATCAATACCATTGTTCTTGGCAAGCAAGATTATGAAGATGATATTGTTTTCGAAAATGCCGAAGCGGTGGCCTCCAATGGCCGCACGGAATGGCGGCTTGAAAACAACATTTTCGCGGAAGCTGACCGTGCAGCATGGGCGGAGTATATTGGACAAACCTATATTATAGGGCTGCAATACACGCCTTTTTCCGCCTCTGGGTGCGTTGATGATTGGTATTTAGATATTGGGGATGTAATCGAAATAGAGGACAAAACAGGGGCTTATTTTAAGGCCCTTGTGCTTTCTTATGAAACGACAGACCGCATTAAATCCACGATAGGCGCAGCCGTTCCGGGGGAAATGAATACCAATTATGAAATAGCCGGAACAACAAAAAAGCAACTGCGGTATGTGATGCTGCAAGTTGACCATGTAAACAACACAATCCAAAGCATTGCGCACGATGTGGAAGAGGTTGGCGGCGTTGTAACCGAGCTTGAAAGCAAAGTGACCCAGACCGCCGAAGGACTGGAAAGCAAAGTTTCCTATGGGAATGTTATTTCCGCCATTAACCAAAGCGCGGAAGAAATCACAATTAATGCTTCTAGGGTAAATATTAGCGGCTTCCTTACTGTGGAAGATGTGGGCAAAAACGGCCAAACCGTAATTGATGGCGCAAGGATTGATACAAGTTCCCTGACCGTGGGCGGCTGGTCTATGAATGACAACGGCCTGTATTACGGTGAAGCTTCCGCGCCTGATCTTTACTTGGGAACCGTTGGCGTTTCCGCCTATGTTGGCGATTCTGTCCGCTCTGATATTGTCTTTAAGGCCGGAGATTCTTTTGCCGTTTGTTCCGATGGCTGCTTGTATGCGGATTCGGGCGAATTCGGCGGCGATTTGACGGGCGAAACTTGCCGTTTCACTAACTTACAGGCCCGCGACGGCGGAACTATTAAAGTTGGTGATTGGTCTTTCGTAGAAAACGGCCTTGAATATGCGGATGGCGTTTTTGATCTTGAGTATTCGGGCGGCGTTGCGAAAATTTCCGGCACAGTCCCTATGCAAATTGGCCCGTGGGCGAATGGCGTTGTTAATAGCCTAATGCTTTATGGTACTTCTATTACGTTTGGGGTTTCTACTTCCAACTATCAAGCTGTAATGGATACAAGCGCGGGGTATAGTCAAATTTGCTTCCGGCCCCAAATTAATAATACGGGCAATATAGGCACGGCAAGTTATATTTGGGACAGTGGCCACTTTAGAAATCTTCATGTTCATGGTGCGCTTGCGCTGGATAACCTGACGGCAACAACGCTTAATATCAATTCTTTGGCCCGTGTAAATACGGCTATGGTTATTGGTTCCCCTTCCTCTTCGCAGCCTACGGAGGGCTTGAAGGTGTACCGCCGTTTGGCTATTGAATCCATGCTTACTGCCACGGATACAAGTTCCTACGCTAGCGATAAAGTGGTAACGGCTGGTTCAAGCTCTGGCACTTTGTATCAAACGGGCGTTCCTTTGTCCCGCCTATATGATGTTGTAGGTACTTCCACGGCGAAGAAGAAGCACAATATTTCCCCGCTAGGAAATGACTATGACATTTTTGACAGCTTGGAAACAATCCAATTTAACTATAACAACACGGGGGAAAAAGGGCTGGGCCTCCTTGCGGAGGATCTTGAAAAGCTTGCTCCCGATCTTTGCTACTTTGACGATGACGGCGAAGTTGAGGGGATTAAATACAATAGCATTATTGCGCTTTTGATTCGAGAAGTTCAAAAGTTAAAGGCGGAAAGGATTGGCTAAAATGGTTCAAAAATTGGTTGATGTTCTCAATTTATTGGAGGGTGTCCATGTTGCAGGGCGGCAGGAAATGACCCGCTTTGTTATGGCCCTTCAAAAGATTGAAGAGGTTGCACAAGAACTTAAAGAAAAGGAAAATTGAAAGGAATAAAAATGAAAAAGTTTTTCGCTTGCATTCTGGCCGCGCTTCTGCTGGCCTGTTCCCCTGCCTTCGCCTCTGTTGGCTGGGATGCTTCCGCGCCTGAAAAGGCGGCCCCCTGTACGGTCAAGGTTGCCTTGTACGAATATACCCCTACTGTGCAATACGGCGGCAGCTATTACGCGCCGTTTACTGGTGTAGTACAGCCGGGTACTTTGGTGCGCTTCGCGGTAACTGCGGACATTGCGGAGGGTGTAGACCTTGAAAAGCTTACTCTTGAAGTGAAATGTTCTAATATGTCCATGCAAGCCCCTGAAATGGTGCTGAATCACGGCAAAAACACGTTTGAATTTGTTGGGCTGGTAGAAGGCAAGGGCGCGGCCACGGTAACGGCTACGCTCAAATATAAGGGCCTGACGGTGGCCGAAATGCCACGCATTGCTGTGGATGGGAACACCTTTACTTTTGATAAGGTTTCCTTTGTGTGTGACGAGAACGGCAAAATTTCCTACGTTGCCTATAATGGCCGAAAGCTTGTGCGGGATCTTTCCGGCAATCTTGATTTGACCGCCGAAGAACTCAAGGATTTGAATAAAACCCTTGCTTGGCTTGGTTGGTCTCTGGATGGATCCTTTGGCTATATGTCCGAAGCAGCCATTGAAAAGCACATGGGCGGCGCGTGGGAAGTAAAGGCACAGGGCATTTTCGGCGCGGAAACTAGCCTTTCCGTGGGCGAAAATGTAAGCATTCCCCAGACGGGCGAACCCGCTGGCATGGCAGCATTTGCGTTGACCGGCCTTGCAAGCATTGCAATTTTTAGAAAGAAGCATTCCTAATTATAAAAAGAAAGGATGATCCTTTATGCTTTATACGGTTGTAAAGGGTGACAACTTAACCAAAATTGCGAAAAAGTACGGCACTACAATTAATGCTATTGTAGCTACGAACGGCCTTGTTGATGCAAATAAAATCTATGTCGGGCAGCAATTAAAGATTCCGGAAAAGGCCCCTGCGGCTCCCGCGCAAACTCTGAAAGCTGAATTTCTGGCCTACCTTGAAAAACAGGTGGGCCATATTTATGTATGGGGTGCGCAAGGGAAGAATCTTTCCGAACTGGAACGAAGGGGAACAAATCCTGAACAATGGATCAAAAACCGCGAAACTAGCAAGAACAACGCAAACCGCGCTATTGCTTTGTTCCGCAAGAAAAAGGCCGCTGGGGTTAATCCTATCTTTGCTTATGATTGCTCTGGGCTTGTGATGTATTTCCTGCAAAACATGAAAGGCGTTATTGGTGTAGACCTTTCGGCAGCTTCCATTTATTCTAAGTGCGAAAAGCTGGGCCGGGACGATCTGGAACCGGGGGACTTTGTTTTTCGCCACAACGGCAAGACAGTACACCATATTGGCGTTTATGTGGGCGGCGGTAAGGTGATCGAAAGCATGGGCCGGGATGTGGGCGTTGTAAAGCGTTCGATTGATGCAAGCGGTTCCAAATACTGGAACCGTTACGGCAGATTGGAGGCCCTACAGAAATGAGCATGGAAAACATTATTCCCTTCCTGCTGGGCCTTGTCCCTTCCATTTTAACGGCTATGATTGTCTTTTATCTTCAAAGGGCGCAAAAGAACAAGGATGCCCGATTAGAGGCGCATGAAGAAGCCCTTGCCCATAGGGATGCGCTTGCGCTGGAATTGCAAATTGCTACTGCAAAACTTACTTTTGCTGTGGCTATGGCTGTCAAGCGCGGAAGCCCTAACGGTGAAATTGAAGAAGGGATTGAAGCCTATAAGGCTGCAAAAGACCGCTATAACCAATTTATCCGGGAACAGGCGGCGGAACATTTAAATTTAAGGGAGGCATAAAGCTATGAACGAATTCTTTACTTGGGGCAGTTTGGGAACCTATTCCGGGGCCGTCCTTGTGGTCACGATGGCCACGCAGTTTTTTAAGGGTGTAGGCCCTATTAATAAGATCCCTACGCGGATTTTCTCCTACATTGTGGCCTTCATTGTGCTGCTGGCCGCAAGCTTGTTTAGTGGCGAATTTACCCTTTCCGGCGCGGCCCTGTGCCTTGTGAACGCCCTTGTGGTTTCTCTTGCAGCAAATGGCGCACACGAAGCGGCGCAGGATTTGAAGAAAACTGAATAACACAAAAGGCCCCGGCTTAACCGCTGGGGCCTTCTTTTTTTATTTAATATCGCACAATTCCGAAATTGGCATATTTTAAATCCAAAGTAAAATAAAAAATCAATGCTGCAAATATAACGAAACAAGCCACAACAAGCGCATAGATTATTTTTTCTTTCTTTGTAATGGTCTTTTCTTGCTTTCCTATAATTGCCGCTTTCTCTTCAAGATCCTTTTCCTGCCGGGCAATGATTCTTTCATACATTCCTTTTTCTTCCTTCTTCATCGGCGGGGTATCAATCCCGGCTAATTCGTCAAGTGAACCGCCTAGAAATTTAACAATGGCCGCTATGCTGTGGAAGGTGGGGTTCTCTGTGTCCCCTGAAAAAATTCTGGAAACTGTACTTAATGGGATTTCGCAGCCCTCCGCAATATGCTGTAAGCTCTTGCCGGATTCCTTCTTTAACTCCTTCAAATATGCGTTTAACACAAATTTCCCTTCCCCTTGCAAATTTGGAAGCCAAAAAAGGATTCCTTGCAAGCCCTTTTTAAAATTTGAGTATTCCCGCAAAGGCTAGGCATGGCTATACTTTTAACATGGCCAACGCGTTAGTTTTGCAGGAAAATGAACAGACAAGGCCATTTTAGCGCATTCTTAACGCGTTGGCAATACTCAATCTGCTGTCCCATCGGCACAACGGGGAGAAAGGCCACTTATGGACACCGTATTTTATTTGCTTTCGGTTTACGGTGAACGCTACATCAATGTAGACAACGAACAAGCCACGCTTGATGCTACCAATCGGGAAATCATGGTTGGGGCATACAATGCAATCCTTGACTATGTTCGCGGCCTTGTCGATAACGAATAAACGCCGGGGGAAACCCCGGCTTTAATGTTGCCAAAAACAACATTATTTGATATAATCCGGCCAAACAATAAAGGGGAAAGAATGCTATGTTAAGGTGTAGGCGGTGCGGCTGGGAACTTTATGAAAACGAAACCCAATGTCCTAATTGTGGGTTGCCTGTAAGGCGCGAACGGCCCCAAAGCAGCCAAACACGGACGGGGCAAAGGCCAACTAATCCGCGCATGGAGTACGATCCTGAACGGCGCGACGAATACAGAAAGAAGCGCAAAAAGAAAACCTTAATGCAAAAAATAATGAAGGGCGCAAAAATCGCGGC